ATAACATGATGATAATCATCTTTTTGCATAGATTCATCTGCTTTAATAGTTCTACGAAGAAGTTTAGGTAATTTTAAATCAATAAAATCAACAGAATAATCATTAATTGTATTAAAATTTATAATATCTACTCCATATTGTCTTTTTTCGTCTCTGTCAAAAGACACATTTAGAGGGCTACCAGGATAGTAAGCTGGATAATCCAAGTAACGATGATTAAAGTGTAAATCGCCCAAAAGTATGAGTTTCCAGGGACGAAGCTTTTCAAAATCGTACTCAGGAGTGATGTGCGGAGGTACTTCTCCTCTAATATGCGTAACCAAGATATCATTTGGCATAGGCTTAGGCAAATTATTTGTCTGCATTTCTCCATAAGGAAAGAATTGAAATCCTTGACTGAGAATGTCTTTACGGATATTTTGAGTAATAATTTCCACATTTGAATTTTTAATAGCATTATCTTCATGGAAATGCGATAAAAAAGTATAACCCTTTTTAGTTGCTTCATGATTTCCTGGTATGATAAATGTGGGAATCGAGGTTGAATTGATATAACTTAAAAATAAACATATTTCATCTGGTTCGGGTTTTTTATCAAACACGTCTCCTGCAATAATATGAATATCACAATCTTGTTCTAATTCATATAATTTTTTGTAAAATAATCTAAAGCGATTAGCTTGCCAATCGCTTGGAATTTTTTTCTTATGAAGAGCAATATGCCAGTCTGCGGAAAGTAAAATTTTCATAATTCTAATTCTAGAAGCAACTCTGATGTATTAAAGTTAGCATGTTCGTGGGATTCATGCTCATGTACAAAACGGTATCCTAAAAATTCGGGGTAATCTTTCCAAAGAGCTTCTAAGTTATTTGTTTTTGGAAAATCTTCGTCACCTGTCCAATAATTATCGTTTACAAAAAAAGCGTTAACTCCATTAGAATGAACTAAAGAATAAGATTTTGACCGTGCAAGATTGTAAAATGCTTTTAAACTCGCCCCATGATAAATGTTATAAGGGCCAGCATCCCAAAAATTAGGATCGTATTGAATAACTTGGTCAACATTAACAGCTAAACAAGCATTATACTCACAGACAAAAGCCCTAACTTCATAATAGTTTAAAATTTCATTAAGTATATACCAATCTATTCCATCAATATCAAGAGAAAAATAGTCAAATTTATAAGGTACTTGATAAGATTGTAAAATTGAAATAATATTCTCTTTATTAACCATATGCTTATGAAGATTGATTAGTGGGTTCTCATATTTGGCATCAATTTGTATTCCTGTCCATCCACGTTGCTCTCTTAGAAATCGTGTATTGCACTCACTACCATCTTGAGTCCCAATTTCAACAAAATATTCATTATTTGTGCCTATTTTTGTAAAAATATAATCTGTTATTCCATCTTCTCCAAATTGAGAGAATACTTTATTTTCATATTTATCTAACATATTATTGTGGTTTTGGACCGTTTACGGCTTCCCAATTAAATATTTTATTAACATCACCTTCAAAAGTATAACTACCTACATGATTAAGTTTTGTATTGGGGTCAAGCCAAATTGAACCCCCTATTTTTTGCCATCGACGACAAAATGTATAATCTTCAGATAGATATCTATTATCATCAGGATCGTGAATGGTATCAAAAAATGAATAACAATATTGATTAAATTTAGGGTCAATACTACTATCATTTAAATAAAATAATTCTGGGTATCCTTCAATCATTTTATCTACTACTTCACGTTTCATTAACCAGAATCCAGTACTAGCATCAAGTACTTCGACTGCTCCCATATCAACTTTTACTTGAGTTTTTTCTTTATCAGCAAATTTTAAATTAATAGCATAGTCTACTGGTAAAGTTTTCTTGGGATAGGCTCCTGTAATTAACTCTTTATCCATAGCTAACATTCGTATCACTGACTCTGGTTCAAATTCAATATCAGCATCAATGAACATTAAATGAGTGCATTCTTTAGCTTCTAAAAACATAGCATTTAGAATATTACGTGCTCTCGGAACTAAACTTTCGTTTCTAAGAGTTGTAATTCGAAAATTAATATTATACTTAATAAGCTCTTGAGTTAGCCTAAACATGCTTAAAAAGTATTGGTCGGTAATTTGACCTCCATAACAGGGAGTGGCAAAAAAGATATTATTTTTTCTAATAATATCCATATCAATAACAACTTGCCCATTTTCAATTTTTTTAAATGCTCCGCCTACTGGTTGTTCAATTACGGGAGCAGTAGGTATAGCAGCAGTTGGGGAGGTCGTAGCCTCCCCAATTTCTTGTGCTTGCCCAGTAGCTTGTGCTAACTCATTGAGCTTATATTTTTTCATTTAATCTAGATCCTCTGCGGTTTCAGTTGGCACAAAATCGTCTCCTGTAGAGGAGGCAAAAAGTGCAGTATTTTCGAGCATCCACTTTTTTTGCTCTTCATAAGTTTGTCGCTTATAAATACGACCAAGATCAAATAATTCGGCTTTTTGTTCCTCTTCGGTAAGAGCCGTGCTTGCTCTTGCAGGTAAACAAGTATACTTAACATTTTGAGGAAGTGGACCTGTTTTTTCTTTCTTTATTGTAATGTCATAACCAGTTTCGGGGTGTGCGGGATTCCCATATTCTGGATTAGACGCAAAATCTACAATTTGACGATAAATAGTGCTTTTCAAGTCAAAAATCTTAATTTGACCATCATTTCTATCAATTATGTTACAGATATATGCAAATTGCGGTTTGTCACTAAAAACATCCGCTCCTAATTCTTTAAAAGGATCTTCATTAGTGTCTACAAATTTTTCTTCTTCGCGTACAAATCGTAGACACTCTAAAGGCATTCTTTTTCCTTCTGTAGTAGTAATCCAGTAAACATAGCGAGGCATTACTTCCCCTACCAGTCTAACTTTAGTTTCCCCAATGGGGAGAGTTAATCGTTGAATTTCTCGTCGTTCTCCGCCACCTTGTGACGGTGCTTTAGCTTTATCCCAAGCTACCATAGTATTTCTCCTATTCTAAAATGAATTCCAATTTATCAGTTCGTTCTTTGACGAATGTATTTTTCCAATGTTTGGAAGATACATAATTCTTTGGAATGTAATGGTTTGTGTTGGTTATTGAGCGTTTACTCAATAAATAAAGATATTCTACTTTATTATTAGGGTTTATTGTAGTAAATAAAAATTCCTTATCTTTAAAGTAGCTTTGTTTATCTTTACATTTATAAGCACTAAAAATAGAATTATTTTTTAATGCCTTTAATTTGCGAGTTCTAAATAATTGAAAGTCTATTTTATTAATAAAAAGTTTCTTCATTAATTGTTGACTTGAACTAGCAATAATATTATTATAACCTATAGTTAGAGCATGTGTCAATATCAAGATTGATTCAGGTTGCCCTTCACTGTCTACCCATAATTCTTTCCAATTAAAATAATACATAATTTAGTAATAAGGATCAACTTCCGAATCTGGGTCATCTATTCCTTCTACTAATTTTACTTCTGGAAAATAATGTTTAACCATATTTTCTACACCCATTTTTAATGTTGCACTTGACATAGAACATCCACTACAAGCTCCTCTTAAGAATAAATACAGAATTCCATTATCTGCATCCCATTCTCTAAATTCTATACGACCTCCATGCATAGCGACTTGAGGATTAATTCTAGACTCAAGTAAAATTTCTATTTCTTTTTCTAGTGAAGATTTCTTTTTTTTTTCAATAAATTCATAATATAAATCCTCTTTCTTGATACCAGTTTAAGCGATTAAGTTGTTGTCTATGAACAATTGTTCCTTGTAATTGAAAATCTCTTATTAAAGGGTGTTTTTTATCTGGATGTTCTCGTAATATTCTACCAATTCTTTGTTCTAATTTAATTGGATTATTACTTGGGCAAGTAAGATATAAAGTATCTAATCGATGACAACTAATACCCTCATCAAAAATTTTAGTTGATAAAATAGCTTTATATTTATTACCTGTATTATTTAGTATGTCTTTTCTATTTTCTTCTTTAGTTTCTCCAATAAGCAAAACGCTTCCTTTAATTAATTTTTGTAAATTTTTTAACATATTTACTCGATCAGAAAGTATTAAAGGGCAACGTCCGTTGGCAATATCTTGAGTAGCTATTTCACTAATTAAACGAATATATTCATTTCGTTCAGTTAATTTATTTACTTGACGGCTCCAATCTCTTTTTGGGTCTAAAACATTGAAAGGAATATCTGTGTTAATTAATTCTACTAGAGGATTGTCTTTTTTGCTTAAATCTTGAGCATAAACTTTGAAAGAGGTAAAATAATCATCTAAAACAATATGTTTTCCATCTTTTCTTTTAGGGGTTGCAGTAACAGCGATTTTAATTTTACAGTTAATATTATTAAGAGCGGTGGAAAATAATTCAGCTGGACACAAGTGTGCTTCATCTACCATTACCATACTAAATTGATTACTTAGTGCTGTTAAATTATTATATACACTTTTATAGATTCCGACTGTAATTTCTTGAAGATTAAATTCACCATCACCTACAGTTCCTATAGGAATGCCAGGTAATTGTTTGTGAAGTTCTTCCTGCCATTGTTTAAATAAAAGTTTAGTATGAACCATAATTAATGTAGGTAAATTGGCTCTAGCTATAATATTACATCCAACATATGTTTTTCCCCATCCACAAGGTGCTTGAAAGAGTCCGCTAGTTACTCTCCCTTTTCTTTTAAAAAATGCATCTGCTACTTTCTGTTGTTCGGGTCGTAAAGTTCCACTAAATTTAAAGTCAGTTTTTGCTTCTTTAAAATTACGTTGGTCACTACAATTTTGTATATCTAATTTACGATAAGAATTACTCGGAATAGTATATAATTCACTCTCTCGATCATAATCAAACCATTCAAATATATCTTTATCTATAATCTCTCTAAATAGAGATTCAAAACGTGCAGGATCACTAATATCTTTTTTAAAGATATACATTTTATCTTGTAAAATTGCGTTTTGAATTTTTATTTTATCAATCATGTTCTAAAAATTGTCGTAATAGGGCTTTTCTTACTAATAAACCATTTTTAATTTGTTGGAAATATTTTGCACGAGGGTCACTATCGAATGCAATAGGTAATTCTTTTCTTCGTGGTAGAGGATGAAGTACAAGAGCTGTATTAGGTAGCTTATTTAATTCTGATAAAGAAAGTTTATACTCTTCTTTTGACCCTCTTTCTTCTTGAACTCTTGTCACATACAAAACATCCGTTGTAGATGCATAAGGTTCGAATTGAGTTGCTTCACAATCTGTAGGTTTCAAGTATTCATCAGGTAATTTTAAACTAGGAGGGCTAATTAAATTAATTTGAACATTAAATAATCTTAAAACTTTAACTAAACTATGGGTAGTACGTCCATTTTTTAAATCTCCCATTAAAGTAATAGTTAATCCATCAATATTAAGTTTTTCTTTCCAAATAGTATATAAATCTAACAGTGTTTGGGTAGGGTGTTCCCCTATTCCATCTCCTGCATTAATAATAGGAACTTGGGATACTGAGGCAGCTTTTTTTGACGCTCCTTTTTTTCCATGACGTAGAACAATTAAATCAACATAACTACCTATGGTTCTAATAGTGTCTTCTAATGTTTCCCCTTTAGTTACACTTGAATAGGTAACTTCATTAATAGGTAAAACAGAATATCCTAATTGAGTGGCTGCACTATGAAAGCTAGCGCTTGTTCTGGTTGATGGTTCATAAAATAAAGTAGCAATTTGACCTTTTTTATAATAACTTGTTTCTATAAATCCATATTCTTCTCTAGCTACATTTTCAAAAAGAGAATGTAACATGTCATAGTTATACTGATCTATAGAAAGCAAATGATTCATTTTATAGGCTAGACATAGGGTAAAAATGTTTGCATTATATTTTAATTTCCGTTATATGTTTATGTTCGTGTGTAAATTCTCTAACATACCATGTATGATTTATATTAACTAATAACGCATATAAATCTTGAGATTTAAAGTCGTCAATCATATAAGGAATTTCAAAAGGATAGGAAATTCCGTCAATCCATAGTAAATTATCGTTTTTCTTTTTAACTTGTGCTATTTGAGCTTTAAATTTTTGTTTACGACCTAAATTAAAACTTTTTCCGTCTGAATCTAATCCCCATTTTATTTTATCAATTGATTTAATAAGTTGAGATAAGGAAGTAAATGTAGAGTCAAAGACTATTCTAGTCTGAGGATGTATAGCATCTAGTTCTAATAATCTTTCTGCATACTTTTTTCCTACCAAAGAGATATCATCTAAGATATATGTTTTACCGTATTTAAATTTAGTTAAAATAATAGAGGTATTAGAAAATGATATTTTATGTGGTTTATTCTTTAGCCCAAATAAAGGAAATTTTATTCCATCAAACTTTGTAGTCATTTAGATCACCCCAACTAGGACCGACTTCAAAATCTACTCCTATTGGGCATTTTGGAATTTCTATTCCTCGTGGTTTTTGTAAAAATCCTTGTACATTAGTTACCCACTCATCTATATAATTATCTTGTACTTCAGCCACGATAGAATCATGAACTACTGTAAAAGGAATCATAACTTTATCATATTTATTTGTTTTAATCCAATTAATTGTATCAATTACTCCAAGTACATTAATGTCACTTGCTACACTTTGTACTAAGAAATTTACACCACTTCGGACAGCGTGTTTTGCTACTCCTTTGTTTGGACTTTTACTTTCTGGTAATCGTCTTTTTCTTCCAAAATAACTATAAATATAAGCATTATTCTCAATAAAGATATTAGATTGGTCAATCCATATTTTTAATCTAGATGCTTCATTAAAATACTTAGAAATAAATTGTTTGGCTTGTGGAAAAGATATATTAGCAGTTTCAGCTACTTTTGCTGGTCCTGCTTGATACATTATACCAAAAGTGATTGCCTTTGCATATTGTCGTTGATCAGGATAATCTGTCTTAACCTCATCAATCCTACATGATAAATTAAATATTTGTTTTGCAACATAAGAATGAAAATCAAGATTTTCAATAAAAGCCCGTTGAAGAAAAGAATCTTTACTTAGTGCAGCGGCATAATAAACTTCAGCTGTTTTTAAATCGCATTGAACGATCTGGAATCCTTCTCTAGCTCTAAATAACTTTTTAATATCTTTGTTATCTCTTGGAATATTTTGATAATTCAGAGTTCCTGAACTACTAAGCCTTCCACTAGTTGTTCCATGTACATTAAAAGATGACCTAAGACGATAATCTTTATCTAACCCATTTAGAATATTTCTAATATAAGTATTACTGAGTTTAGTTTTTTCTCTTAAATCGAGAATAGCATCTGATAAAGGATGAACTAATTCAGCTAAAACTTCTTTATCCGTAGATTGAGCACCTGTAGCAGTCTTTTTAGTTGATCTTAATTTTAAAATATTAAAAAATACTTCTCTAAGTTGTAATGTACTATTCGGATTGAATGTTTTTTCGTGAATTCTTTCAAATCTTTTTACGCTTTCATCCATAGAAATTTCATTAATACATTCTTCTATATCTATTGCGTAATTGTCTTGTAAATCTTGTGCATGTTCTATACTAATTGGACCACCGTTATTTTCCAACTGTGATAACGCAAGAGTAGCGGGTTTTAAAATTTCTTCATAAAGTTTATCAAATTTGTCATTCTCAGTTACTAAAGGATAAAATTTATTAAATAACTGAAAAGTTCCATCTGCATCTTTACAAGCATAAGGAGCTAATATATCAACTGGAAGCATACCATAATTAAAATCTTCCAGTTTAATTTTGTTTTTCCTAGCAAATGTCTTTTTATAATCGTCTAATTCTTTTTCATAATCTCCAAGATCAGTAAATCTCATTGCTAATTGTTTTAGACCGTGAGTTCCAACTGCCTCTTCTAAGCAATAATGTAGAAGCATAGTATCTTCAAATTTTGGAAATTCAAATCCGAATTCATATTTTAGAAAACTCATATCAAATTTAGAATTATGAAAGATACAAGTTTTTTCTCGAAAAACTTCTGCAAGTTCATCAATGAATAATTCGGCTACTTCTGCAGTTACATATATTCCCTCATGTTCTTTGGTACTCAGAGCTATACCTAATACAGCTCCTTTCCTGGGAGAAAGAGATGTAGTTTCAATATCAACTACTATTCTATCATTTTTTTGTAATATTTCTAAATAAGGAATAAACTCGGATTGAGTATCTATTACTTGATAATGTTTGTCAAATTTAGAGGAATCAATAGTTCCATTTATTACTTTTTCTATAGTAGAAAATGCTTTTTTAATATCATCCTGATATTGAGGTTTAAAAACTGTTAAGTTTGGATGAATAACAGGAACATAGCGTTTTTCTACAAAAACTCCATTATATTTAGTAATTCCAGTTAACCCACAAACATATTTAAGAGATTCTGCCCCAACAGGACATACAATTTGGTATTTTTCTAACTCTTTAAAATCTAAGTCTACATCTTTTTTAAGAATTTTTTCTTTTTCTTTTGAACATAAGAAGAGTGTATCATATGATCCAATCTTTTTGTCATAATCGGATAATACTCTGGCGGGATTTTTTTCAGATGCCGAAGCAAATATAAATGCAATTGTGTTAGTCATGTTTTTATTATACCCTAAAATTAAGAAGTTGACAAGTAGTATTTAATCTCATCTGCGGTTAAAGCTCCTGGGTCTTTATGAGATGGTAATTTAATTATTGAAGTTTGAAAATCAAACTTTTCCAACAAATGACTTATTTTTTTGGCTGCTAGAAGGCCAGCAGAATCTCCATCCATCATTACTTTTACTGACGTGATTCCTAGTTTATCTAATAATTCTATCTTTTTATCTCCAAAATTTTGTGTTCCAAAAGTACAAAGAGTATTATGGTATCCATGTTGCCAAAGATTCATCATATCAAATAATCCTTCAACTATTATAACTTCTACCCCTGCTTTAAGTTTATCAATTGGAAATAGTATATTATTTACTGTAGCCCCTCCTGGTCTACGCATATACTTCGGTTTATCTTGTTTATTATTGAATCTATATCTTCCTTCAATAAATCTTAGTTTGTTAAATTGATAAATTGGAATACAGATATAGTCAGTTAATCCGTATTGGTCAGTAAAAAAAGCATCAAATTCAACCATTGTGCGAGTAGAAATATTTTTATATTCCCCTTTTGCTGGTCGTCTAATTGATGGCATGTTAATACTGCCTTTTTCTATTATCTTTTTAAGTTTTTGTTTAACTTTTAATATCCTATAAGGTTGCTTTGTATCAAGAGTGAGATTAGTAGTAACTCCGATACTCTTTAGAAATTTATTTTTTCCTCCACTAAATCCACAACTCCAACAGTGAAAAATATTATTATCCAAATTATAACTTAAACTTGGGTTTTCATCATTATGATTACCCCCAGTACATTTAATAAGGATTTCACTTGGATTATTAGTTTTTTTGTAACTTACTTTATGGGTATCGAGTATTTCTAATAATTCTGCCATTTATTTTATAAATTCTGGGTGGTGGTTATAAGAATTAGCAAGTTTTCCACCTACTCTAGCTAATCGTACACTTCCAATTTCTTCAGTTCCACTATCATGTAATAATCTAGGTATAAAGTGAACGTGAGGCCATTCTACTGTTTGTCCTCCTGCTCTATGCATATTTACCCCAACGTGATAACCATCAATTAAGCCTTTATTTACTTGATATTTTCCTTCATCAATTGCACATTTAAATGCTATAGTAACATGAAATTGCTTATTAAGTTTTGGAATGAATAATAAATGTCCGTCACAAACAGGATATTTATCCCAAATAGCTATACAATGTTTATGTTCTTTATAAACTAAGTTTTCATTTTTCATAAAAGGAGTTTCTTTATAAGATGTGTATTTATGCACTCCGTAAGTCATTTTCCGATTCCGTTTTATCTGATCCATATTTGGCAATTCCTAGTGGTTTTTCATTAATAAGTTGGCTATCTGCAGAAACTACTTTAGTACATTCCCAATTCATTCCAATATCAAAATTCATAGCTTTTCCATTTCTAATTTTAGTAGTATGAACTATAATTCTATTGGGATCGTCATTTTCATTAGGAGGAAAGAAATTAAAACCTCTATCTGCGCTATCTAAAATTCCTTTAGAAAATCTTGCTTCTCCACCTGCATCAATTTGATAAGGACTAAACATAGTAATATCATATTTACGACTCATTAATTTTAATGCTTCTGCAATAGCTATTTGTGATTTCCAGTCTTTTTGATCATCATACTTAACAATATTAATGTAATCTACAACTCCCATTGTAAAATTACTATGTTTACTATTAAACATATTACAATAATGGTCAATTCTATTTAAGGAGATAGCGGCATCATCGATAATAAAGAATTGTCGATCCAATTTTTCTGGCTTATGTATTTTAAACTCTTCTTCAAAGCTGTCAAAATTATAATCATTTTTAAGTTTAGATAATTTTTCATTAATAAAATCTGTCTTTTTATAAAATGTTGCACACTTACTCTCTGCTATTTGTATCTTTTGATTATCACTTAGTTTATTTTTATAAATATCAAGAAATGGTACATTACTTACAATACTAAGAATTCTGTCTTGAACTTCTTTATACCTCATTTCTATTGTAAAAAAAGCTACTGTACTACCTTGTATATATCTTTCAATAGCACAATTTAAACTAATAATAGATTTACCAGACCCTCTTCTTCCACCTAATAATACTAATTCTTGAGTGGCAAATCCTCCGTTTACTGCATCATATTCTGCACTTAATCCTGAAGGAAATAAGGTAAAATCTTCTGATGTAGGAAAAAACTCCAAATCTGCAACATCATACAGTTCTTCAGAAGTTGGGATAGCATTATTCATGCTTAAGAGATGGTCTTGAAATTTATCAATAATTTCAATTTTTTCTAAATCTTCTAAGTCATCAACAAATTTGTCTAAAAATGTAATAGTTTCTTCTCTAACGAAGAAATCCTGTAATTGACTAACTAAAAAATCATTCTCTATATTCGGTACACTATTATCTTCACCCAATATTTGTGATTCAAGATACTCTTGAATAGATTCATCTTTATTAAGCATCACCATCTCTTCTACCGATGGTAGTTTTAGATGTGCTTTATAAAAATTTTCTATCTTTGAATATAAGCCAGTATTAGCTCCTGTAAAAAATTGAGGAATTAATTTTGTAAAGAAATCATGATTTTGAGTTTCTAAAAGTTTTCTGATAGTGACTTTTTGTAAATCTAGTGCCATTAATTACCGTTTTCATGCCTAATTGGAAAAAGTTGATGTCTAGGAAGTTCTCTGTAATGACTTTGATCTCCCATAATTGCTATTAGATAAGTTTCTCGTCCATAACGAGCAATATCTTCTTGATGTCTTGCTATTTCATGTTTCATAGCAAAAGATTTACACGATCTACCATTTTCATATTCCCAATAGATATTCCAATGAACATCTTCTCGACCTTCAAATTCTTCTCCGAATTGTTTCTGAGCTTCTTTAAGTGGTGATAATTCAACATATCGAGAACGATAATTTTCGCTATGATACTGAATCCACTCTTCATCGAATACATCTTGAATTGTTGCAAATTCACTAGTACTAGAGACAAAAACTCTGTCTCCAATATTAAATTTTACTTCCAAATCTTGAACAATATGGTCAACTTGCGCTGCCCCTTTCTTTTTTCGTGCTCTTAAGGGAACCCCGTGTGTCAAAAGTACTTTTTTAATACGTTGAGGAGTTAAATAAAGTTTTTCTGCAATTGCAGACATACTTTCCCCTTCCTCATATGATGAAATTATACTTAATTCTTCACTGTGAGTTAATGATTTTTGTCGTGCTTTTGTTTTTAATTCTTGAGTACGCGCCTGTTTTTCTCGAAATTCACTTATAATTGTGTCTATTCTTTTTGTATTATAAGCAATCCCTAGATGTTCACAGATTGATTTTTTTGTTTTATTTGTTTTTAACATCCAGATGGCTTGTCTTATTTTAGCTTCTGGTATTTCAATAGTTTTAGCCATAGTTTATATTATACTTTATAAAGAGAGGATTAGTCAAGTTAAATATACTTTTAGTTATCATTTTGTTGTAGTTCTGCTACCCTTTTTTCTAAATAATTTTTTACCACTATAAGTGATTGATTTTGTTCTGGGTTTTGTTCTACCATAACTTGTATAAATTCTAATTCTGATTTTAACCCTGATAGTAATAGATATTCATGACTACTTAGCATAGAATTACTCCTCTTGATTAATCAAAAAAAAACTGACAGTTAAAAATTCTTAACTATCAGTTTATATTCTATCTTATAAAAGATTATTAGTCAATAGAGAAATAACATTAATTTGTATATAACTATTAGATTAATGAGTTATTAAATCGTCATCTGCAAAATAAAGATCAGAAACGCTATTTCTAAGTAATCCTGTTTGGGTATACACATTAGTAAATCCGCTTCTGAATATTTTGTTGTTTCTATAGATTTTCTCTACCACAAAACTTGTTTCGTAAGCGACTAATAATCTTTCAAATTCGGGAGCGTCTTTATTTATAGAAGGATAGAATTTATCTATTAATGTTCCATAATAGGTTATTCTTTCTGCTTCAGGAAGTGATAAAATATAATCTATCGTGTTTTCCTTAATATCGTAAAGATTCATAAAGTATGCTCCCAATGGGAAGGTAAAAAAAAGCGGCGTATTAACCGCCGCCTTCTCTCTGTGATTTTAAGTAGATTACTCTGCCGATTTTGGCGTGTAATCCGCAGCACTTAGGCCACGGCGGGTAAGCACAGTCTTAACTCCACGTACAGTCTTACCGAAATGATCGGCAAGCTGCTCAACGGTTTGATCCGTCAGGCCATCGATTCCCTCGTAAGGATCGCTCTTAGAAGCCTTCTTGTCCCTTTGCGGGGCCTTGAGACCCATGCTGAGAAGCTTTCCGCGAACGGAAGCTACTGTCTTACCGACAGCCTCTGCAATTTCCTCAAGATAGCTTTCACTTTCGACCATAGAACTAATAATGCTCTCTTCGTCGGCGGTGTAAGTCTTAGGCGTAACCTTCTTCTCAGCAGGCTTAATGTGCTGAGTCATCTCTAGTGAGAGAGCCTTACCATTGATCTGGCGGGCGGTGAATTGGCCGTCTGCAAAAGTTTCGGCAATCTCTTCGGCAGTGTGAACGCCAGAATTATCCGAAAGAAATGAACTGAGTGCCTCAGTTTCCTCTGCCGAGAAAACTGGAGCTGCTCCAGGCTTCTTCGGGACTTCAAATCCAAGCTTGCGCAACTTCGCCGTTACTGAACGACGAGGAAACTCAAACTCATCACACAGCTCTTGAATCAATGCTTCATTGACTTCAGAGCTAGCGGCTGACTCCATACGGGCAACCATTTCGTCTGTATAATCAAACTTACTCATATAAGTATTTTCCCCTCTGTTTTGTAGTGTATAGTTGGTTTTTTCCAACTCTTTTATGATTATAACTTTATATTCAAGAAAAAGCAAGAAAAAAGTTAAATAAATGTGGTACTCGTTAAAGCTTTCCGTTCACTATATCTCTTCGGTTATCCCAATAATCTATAATTTTTATACCTAATTGTTGGGCCTTTGACATTTTGGAACTTTTTGTACCAGTATTAGCAGTAATCAAAGCGTAACAGTCTTTAGTGACTGTGCTAGTGACTTGGAAATTGAACTCAGTTAATATATCAGAGAGTTCATTTCGTGTCATATCTAATTTTCCGGTTACGCACACTTTCTTCTGGCTATGGGGTTGGAGAACAGCCTCTACGCTTTGATCCTGCGTTAATTGAAGAGGTAGTGTAGTTACCCACTCTTCATTGACATCTAACCACGCGAGAATGGATTCGACAGTCTTAGGACCAATCCCTGTTATATGTGCTAATTCAATCTCACGCAACCGATTGAACTGTGGGATATGGGCAACGATTTGTCTCGCGGTTCCTCGTCCTACCCCCGGAATCCCTAAAGCACCTAAAACCAAATAATATGGTTTAGATTTAGATTTTTCTATTTCGGCTTGAATCTTTTCCCCGTTTACTCCGAGCGTTCCCCATTCTTGCGACCGATAAAGGTCCGTAGGATGGTTGAGCTGTAACTTGGTTATTGACGCGGGACCTAAACCCTTGATTTCAAGAGTTTTAATAAAATGTTCAAGTCCTTTTACTGAGTTGTGTTGCGTTTCGTCACTACAGTAAAGCCTTGGGCCGACCCTTCGAAGAGCATAACCAACAGCTTCTTCGGCATGTCTTTGTTCAATTCTGGTACTGGTATTGAAATGGTTTAGAACTCTATTGAACTTTGGAATTACTCCACCAGAGCGTTCAATCTCTATGGTGTCCCCAAGCCCAAGTTTGTGGTCTTGTATAAATCCAATATTGTGAAGAGTTACGCGTCCTATTATGGCACCGTCGATAACTACTGGATCGACTAATCCTATCGGGTTTACCATTCCTGTGCGCCCAGTTACCCAGATCACGTCTTGTAAAACAGTTTTCGCAGTTAAAGTACCTCTTTCTTTTAAGGCTACTGCGAATCGTGGATATTTAGATGTATATCCTAATTGATTACATCTTTTCCAATTGTCTATTCTATATACTACACCATCTTGAGGGTATTGTCCACATAAATTTTTATCGAAAATTGTGTGGAAGCCCATTTTTTCAATGAGTCCCATTCGAATGGTATAATCTAATTCCGTTCCTAATGAATCATGAACGATAAAACGGATATTTCTGGATTCAAATTCTTTTGCTTCTTTAAGTCCTAATGCTCCGCTCACATAGTTTCTGAAGTTTTCTACTTCATTATCAGTCACGCACTCACCTGTAACAATAACATTATTATATTGTCCTTGAATATACTCAAGGACGCCTTTACAATAAGTCATTAGGTGAGATACATCATCTCCGTACTCTCCATTACCTCTGGTAATAGCTTTTTGGAATCTACCCTCTTGATAAATAATAGTTAGGTTAGTTCCATCAAGTTTTGGAGTAATAACATTAAATTCCGCGTCTATTTCTGATTTTTCATAGACTTTTTTAAGGGAATATAATTGATAGGGATGTTTAATTTTTCCGGCATGAGATCCAACTACTACAGTTGGACTATCAGGATCAGCCCATCCTTGGGCTTCTTCTACGGCCTGTAATTTATCATATAGAATATCATATTCCTCATCGCTAATTTCAGAACGATGTTGATTATAATATGCTTTACTGTGTGTAATTACAGTTTCTTTGAGTTCCTGATAATTCATTCGTGCCTCTTTTTATTATGTTTTTATCTTAACATAAAAATTTAGCTTTGATCAACTTTTATTTTTCAAGCCTTTCTTTTAAAGCAGTAACTAAATTAACTAAGTTGCTCTTTTTATTGAGGTTTGTACCTTCAATTTGGATATCAAGAAGGGATTCGATGTCACGAAGCATTGTTTTAACCGTCATTATTTGTCGATTTTCATCACTCCGTGGTTTCTCATAAATCTTAAGTTGTACTAATTTAGAAATAACAGATCGATATCCTTTACCGAAATGAGTAGCTAAAATATTAACATCTTTCTCATCTTGTTCTTTATATAGCTTAATTAGTTCAGCTTCTTCTTCATCGTTCCATGCTTTTACACTCATGTTTATTCACTTTCTCCAAAATCAAACGATAACTGATTGTCACGTTTGTATTTTTTACTTATTATAGATTCTGCCTCCATCAGAAGGGGTATGATAGAGCTGACTTCGTCAGCTAGTAAGGCATACCCACTTTTTGTCGGGAACCAGTATCCCGTATCACCATCTAAAGCATATTCTCTAATGTGAAGATAAAATACTTCTCTAAATTCGTTGAGAGTTACTTTAACAATATTCCCATTAGGTTTTCTATATGCTTCACCAATTTCAATATCCATATTTTTGTAATTGCCCTTTGCCAATTTATATGATACTATATATTTGCATAAAAAGCAAGTGAATTAAACGGAGTTTAAATCCATTAATTTTATTAATCACCTTTGCTTCTCATGCAATCGCTATGGCATAAGGCCATTCAGCTTGCACAATGTTGCACCACGTAACAATGAAATTGTTCTTCGTCAGTGGCGCGTATTGTGCCTTTTTTATGCCGCTTTGTCAGCGGTAGCTGACGTCTCGGGGTAACGCTCATTCTTAAATCTTACTGGTACAGATTCTAAATCAATTTTATTGATAAGCGTATGGTAGCTGGTTGCTATTATTTCCCACGGATATAGATTTTTCTCCGCGTTTCTTAGTTTGTTTATAACTTCCTCTCTTTGAGGATGTTGAATCAGTTGAGTTATTTTAGTTTTTAAATCTTGAATATCAGGTTCTAAAATAACCCCATGACCTCCCATTATAGTTAGGGCATCTCCAGGTTTAATTGCAAAAACTTCTGGAGAAGTAAGGTCTTTAAACATTAAGGCTGAACTAATTCGAATAGCGTTAGAATCACTAATAAATTCATCAGTTGGTCCTCCAGCTGTAACCATTGGGATACATCCACAGGCCATAGCTTCTTGAACATGCATACCAAAACCTTCGCCTCGATATGGATGAACTAGAATATCATGATCAGTGTAGAGTTTTGCTATCTCTTCCTGAGACATAATTCTATCAATATATTCAATTTCAGCACATTGTGTTTTATATTCCATTTGAATTACTCGAGAGAGCAAATCAGTCTGTCCATAAACTTGAGGACTATCTTTAATAATGAGTTTCACATTATCGTGTTGGGAAGTCGATTCTTTCCAAGCATTTAAAAGTACATCTAGTCCTTTTCGATACTGAGCATTACCGACATAAACAAAAGTAAATTTATTAACCGAACTATATTGTTGTGGGGTTCGGTTAGAAAGATTAAAAATACTAGAATCATACCCATTAGCTACTACAGCTGCTTTATAAGGTGATAACCCTGAATCTAGGAAATTATTCATTGACCATTGTGATGGAGTTATTAAATAATCTGCAAATTGCTCAAATTTATACTGCCATTCAAAAGGAATCTTGGTATATTCCCAAGGTTGGATATAAACAACTTTAGTTTTATTGAGGGCAGGCCATCTCCACATAGGTGGATAAGTATGTCTAATTTGAATATCTGCCTCAACTTCTTTGGCTTCTAGTTCTTTTAGAATCTTTAAAGAGTCTTTTTTTATCTTATATTGAGAATCGTGTTGATCCATTGGCGTAATAGCCAATTCAATATCAGGATATTTTTCTTTATCAGATAATCTTATTGCTATTTCTCGATTAATAATAGCTAAACTATGATTATCATAAAATTTACCGATAATTTCTACTTGTCTCATTAGTATATCCATCCTGTATTTTGTTGCATTGCTTGTTCAAAAACTACTTTCGGAACTTGCACTAGATTAGGCCATTGAGAGGGTTCACCCAGACCCGAAGTTTTAAAATCTCTCATTTCGTGATAATTCTCCATCGTTACTTTTTTCCACATTTCATAGAAAGGATCACCTTGTTCCGTTAAATCTGCGTGACCAATATTATTAATTTTTTGATGCAGTTTTTCTTGGGGGCGACATAAACTCCAATGTTTAATTCCTAAAGGAGTTAAAATAAGTTTATTTGGTTGGTTTTGAGTTATATTTGTCCAACGAGCATAAACGTAGGTGTTATTTTTATGAGTTGCAAATCCTTGTTTTTCTGTTCTAATAAAAGTACCATCATCATTCGCAATAACTAAATAATTTTCTTCAAACTCTTTATAAGGTAAAAACCAAGTAAAAGCAAAGTCATAAGAAGTGTAATACTTTTCAGCAATTGGACAAAATCGGTTAAAAAAATCTGGAGCATTAATTAGCTCTTCATCTGCATCAAAACTCATAATCCAATCGTGAGTACAGTGTGATTTTAATAAATTTCTTTCATAATTGTCGTTTTCAATGTAATTATCAGGATTAACATAGAAATTATCTTCCACAATTTCTATTTTATTATCCCCATCAATTGCACCGAGTTCTTTAAATAATGCTTCTTCGTCAAAAGAAAACTTGTTACCGCTCCACGATGTTCTATTTTCATCGAGTCCTAGTACAATTTCATCTACATAGTTATAGTAAGTTTTAATACTCGCAGGTAAATACTCGGCATCATAACTAATAAGACTAATAACTGATTTCTTAATCATTTTTTCTATATCCTTTAATAACTCCCTCTATAAAGGCGAGGGGTAATCCAACTATAAATAAAGCTAAGAGAGTTAAAATCAAAGTAACTGCTCCTGAAACAAACAAAAGAGCAAATACCGATACTGCGATATAAATAACCCATGTTAAGGTTTTATTTTCTTCCATGTGAAATTTTACTCTCATTGCATGAATTTTCTGTTGAAATTCATCTTTATTAATGTAATTTGTAATCATATTATCTTCCTTTTAATGTATACGGGGTGTTGTTTTTTTGTCTATATATTCTGCAGTAACTACATATTTATAAAGTTTAATAAACTCTTCATATAATCGTAAATATGTCATGGCATACATTCTCATTTGTCGATGAGGGTCATCATCCTCTTCTGCATGCGGATGTGAACTGAGCCATCTTTGTAAGTAGTTTGCTAAATCTAAAAATTGTTTTTTCTCTACTGGTTCTAATGATTCAATCATGATTCAATTGTAGCGTAAAGAGGGTTATTTTCCCACTTTCGTTGTAACCTTTCTAAATTTCTAGTTTCTGCATCAATATTTTCTTGAGTTCTAATTCTTTTAACGTCTTTGCTTTGATAATGCATTAAAGGAGTGGGAACTTGATAAATTTTCCATCCTTTTTCTCGTACTTGTAAGCAATAATCTACATCCCGATTATAACTCCATTCATATGTTGGATCAAAATCTCCTATTGTATTTAAAACCTCTCTTCTAATAAAGATTCCCCCAAAAGTGTACCAGGCTACTTCTCTAACTTTATCATATTGTCCATTATCAACTTCAGGAGTTTTAAAGGCTACTCGACTTCCTATCTCAAGACCTGATCCATAGTGGTCGGGTTTTCCATTTTCAAACTTTCCCCCTGCACATTCAATATAATATTTTCCATTTTCATCTCGAAGCGGGTAGAGAAGTTTGCAACCAATAATACCTGCATCCGGTAACTGAGTTATATATTTTTCAATTTCTTCCCACCATCGTTCTTTTCCTACCATCGGAGTCATATCAGCATGAAAAATAAAAATATCGGTATCACATTGATTCCACAGTCTTTGATACATCATATCAGGACCAATACGTGAAATATCTTGTTCTAATATCCAATCTAATTCCCACGGAATAGTGCTTTTGAGTTCTTTAATTTCTTCCTCGAAGACATAGGGAGTTATTACGGTAAACATTAATAATTTTTTCCGTATTCTAATTTATAATGATCTACTTCTTCTCTTAGTTCTTTAACTCTGACTTGAAGATTATGAATTTCTTCTTGCATTTCGGCAACATTACGTTTCAGAATATTATTTTCTTCTACTACGCTCATATATTGATTATAAAGTTTATCATGCATCATACTTTTTACCTTCTGTGGAAATGAGTTTTTCTTCTTCTAATTGTGTTGTGACATATAATAATTGAGCTATTAACCATCTAATTATAAATTTTGGATCATCACTGGGTAATTCCTCAATCTGTTTATTAATTTCTTCTAATATCATTATCTAATACTTTTGATAAAATTTTTCTTCTATTATTTCAGAATTGACTAAATTATTAAGTTGTCTTTTTAAATGGGCTCTTTTATCGTTAACTTTATAGATATTGCGAGCGTAAAAAATAAAATGGCCGTCAAATTCTTGTAATTTTTCTTTCTTTCTTATATTATCTTCTAATTTCCAAAGATCGGAATTAATTTTGTATAATTTACCTTTTAACTTATGAATGTGATTTTTAATAGGTAAATCTCCTTTATCATAAGACTCTTTATATAGTTTTTTTAATAATTTTAATTCATGCTCAATATGAGCAGATTTACTATTATCTTTACTATAAAGAACTTTTAATTCTAAAATTGTGAGTTTATCGACTAATTCTCCAAAAGAGACTGGGATTTTAATCATTTTAATAATTTTAAGAGTTCCTTTTTAATTATATTATATTCATCAAATTTTATAATGTCTATTGCTCTTAAGTCATATGGATGGTTGTCTTCCATATCAATTATTTTAATTGTATATCTGTTATGAATAGCTACAATTTTTCCTGTAGAATATTCACATAAGGCATCTGCTGAAGGAACAATATAGGTAACAACGCTGTTTTTAAATATATTTTTTAACATTAAAATAATCTATTTTTCCATGTTTGTGGGAGTTCTTCTTTATTTGTAATTTCGATAGGTAAATGATATTCGAAGTCTTTAGATCCTCTTTTTTTAATCCATTCTATCATGTTTGAAAGAGTAGTAGTAATATTAATGTTTGCATTATAATTAAATTCTTTTTTAATTTTATCACTTGAACAATAGGCATTTTTAACTTCTCTGGGCCTATCTGGGATAAATATTAATTCTGGTGATTCATCTGTTAATATAGATATATATTCAGCTAAGTGATTAATTGTAATTTCATTATTATCTGGACCTATATTATAAACCTGTTTATTGAGATTCCTATCACTTTCAATCATATGAGCTAAGGCAATTACACAATCATTAATATCACTAAAACTTCTTTTTTGTTTTCCATCTCCGTAAATATAGATTTTTTGATTTTGATATGTACTATTAATCATAATAGCTGCTACATTTCGGAAAGGATCTGTGTATCTTTGCCCTACCCCAATAATATTATGGGGAACTGCCACTGTTACTTCTAATCCGTGAATATCACTTAAAAGAAATAACATATCTTCAGCTTGAGCTTTAGCCATTCCGTATGGGTCAACTGGTTTTTTATCTAAATTTTCTGTAAATGGAGGGGTTTGATCTCCATACCGTGCCATTGAGCTACAAAATATGAATCTTTTTACATTATTTTGTATCGCAGCTGAGGCTATACTAGTGGTTCCACCAACAATATTTTGTACGATTAAAGATGGACTAAAAACACTGAGTCCTTCATAAGGTAATGCTGCTGTATGAATAATAGTATCAATATTTTTAAGTTCCTCTTGCATACTTTCAGTATTACAAATGTCTACACAGGACCATTTAATATCTTCTGGGATGTTATCCTCATATCCTCCTACTAAGTTATCGCATCCTCTAACTACATGGTTTCTTTGTGATAGTAATCGAGCTAAATTACTTCCTACTAAACCTGCTATTCCAGTAATATAAATGTTCATTGTAATTTAATACCTTTATTAACTTTGTCAAAATCTGATTCTACCATCATCTTAACTAATGCTTTAAAACTAAAGTCAGGCTTCCATTTAAGAACTTTTCTAGCTTTTGTGGAGTCTCCTAATAATAAATCTACTTCTGTCGGTCTAAAATGTATTGGATTAATACACCCAATCATTTTACCGTCTTGATTATAAATTTTTTCATCTACTCCTGAACCTGAATAAGTAAGTTCCATACCTAGATGATCAGCAGCAATTTCTAAAAAATCTCTAATACTATGAGTTTCGCCTGTTGAAATTACATAATCATCAGGTTCATCTTGTTGTAACATGAGATACATAGCTTTAACATAATCACCTGCATAACCCCAATCTCTTTGAGCGTTCATATTACCTAATTCTAATATAATATTTTCGCCATTGGCTATACGTGCTAAAGTTGAAGTTATTTTGCGAGTAACAAATTCAAGTCCTCGTAAAGGAGATTCATGGTTGAATAACATTCCAGAACTAGCATGTATTCCATAAGCTTCACGATAGTTAAGTACTGAAAAATGTGCAAAAGCTTTTCCAATTGCATAGGGGGATCGAGGATAAAAAGATGTATTTTCGTTTTGAGGACTTTCTAGTACTTTTCCAAACATTTCAGATGAAGAAGCTTGATAAAATTTAGTATGAGGACTTTCTTGTCTGATAGCTTCTAAGAATCTCATAGCGCCTAAACCTACCACATTTGCTGTATAAACTGGATAATCGAAACTTGTTCTCACAAAACTCATAGCTGCTAAATTATAAATTTCTTGCACTTTTAAAGTCTTAACAATGTAGTTAATATTAGACTCTTCTAAAAGTTCTAAAAAAATAGGTTTAATCTGATTTAGAACTCCTAATTCTTCTAACCTCCAAGTACTATCAGTACTTCCACGTCTTATTCCACCATAAACTTCATATCCTTTATTTACGAGATATCTACTTAAATAAGCACCATCTTGTCCAGTAATTCCAGTTATAAGGGCTTTTTTTCTAACCATGTTCTACAATTTCAAATTTTGGAGTACAAAATATGAGTTTTCCTCCATTTTTTAAAAATTTCTTTTCTTTTTCAATAAAAATATCTCGAAATCCGAATCCTATAATAACAAAATAATCTGCATCTTTTCGTGCTTCGTCTTCGTGAACAATAGGAATTTGGCTTCCTACCATGTATCTACCTATTTTATCTGGATGTATTTCTGCTGCTCCTTTAATATTAGTTGGATTTAATCCATACCATTGAGCAATCGTATTACCTTTAGTAGAAGCTCCATAAAAATATATATTTTTACCTTTTTGTACTTCTTTATTAATAAATCGTACCGTTTCTATACGATTTTTATTAATTTGATTAGTCCATTCATGTAATCTATCAAGAGAACAATCTTCTTCGTAGTGTATTGATTTACCATAAGGATCACTATGTTTTACCCAAAGTTGATACGATCCTCCATTAATATCATTTTCTTTAAGTTTATAAATTTGTAATCCATGTTCTTCAAATAATGTAACTAAAGATTCATAAGTATAGTAAAGTAAGTGTTCGTGACAGACATTTCCAATATCATAGGTATCTAACATTGGTCGAGCGGGCATAAGTTGTACAACGAATACTCCATCAGGTGCTAATATTTGCTGAATACCTCTTACAAATTCATGTGGATTATCAAGATCATAAAACATAGCAATTGCAGTAATAACTTTAGCTTTTTGTTTTGTTATTTTATCCCAAGCTGACTTATGGAATAAATCATTAATTTGATACTCACTGTGTTTTTTTAAATCATCTTGAATAGATTTAGCTGGATCGCATCCTATACGAGTAATAGGTAAATCTTCGTAGAAACTTAATAATGTCCCATCATTTGCTCCAATATCAAGTACATAATCTCCTTCTTCTAAGGATACTTCTTTCTTTACTTCATTTACAATGTCTTGTAAATTATTAACAATCTTTTTATTTAATTTGGATTGATACCAATATTCAAAATATACTTCACTATCTACTGTCTGATCAAGTTGAATTAATGTGCATTCATTACATCTTACTAGAGTCATTTCGGCTTTACCTCTATGACCTGTGGGAGTTGTTGGAAAATCGTTTATATAAATATTTCCAGTACTAAAAAAAGATGTTAAATCTGTAGATTCGCATAATCTACATTTTGATATTTTCTTTGCTGTAATCATTTGGTTTTATCCCATACTGTATTTAATACTTCTTCAAAAGACCACCCATCAGTCATTGGAGGAGCAAAAAATGAAGTTCCATTGATATTAACTGGATTCATCGCACTAAAATTTTGTGTATGACCATCTCTCCAATTAGTCATTAGATGAATAGCAGGAAATGAATATGCTCCTAATGTCCACATAGACCCGCTATCTGCACCTATTGCTAACTTTGTTGCTAAACTAACTTTTATTTGTTCAAAGAATGATAGATTAACACACCTCACATATCCGTCTAAATTTGATAAATGTGGTTCTTCTATCCATCCGCAGTGAAAAACTATAAAATTATTATCAATTAAAGTATTTACTACTGTGTTCCACCAATTAGCAGAGGGTGATCGTGCTGGCCAGTGACCATACCCACTAAAGGGCCAAATAACTACACTTTTTTCAGGAATTAATCCTGAATTAGTTCGTACTTTTGTATAACCTTCATTCTTTTCAATAGCATCAAAATCAGTATCAAACCATTGATATAACTGTGGTCTTAATTCATCCTCAGTAAGAACTTCTTTAATATCATAAATACCAGACATTCGAGCCATTTGTTCAACAATATCGTGGTCATTATACCAATAATCTTCGGGTCTAGCATTTAGTAATGTTTTTCTATCATTATCTAAATCTCTAGTACTTATATCGCATTTAGATGCTAATTCGTAGTCATATTCTCCAAATTCACCCCATTTATCAGTAATTTTTATTCTGTCTATAAGAGGATGGTTATAAAATAAGGGTGCTGCATGAGACATTTTTTTATGAATTCCCCAGTATTTATAACTACCTGGATATTTCTTTTCGAAATAAGTTAATTGAGGGAGTCCTACAATTAAATCCCCAATTAAACTAAAACTTACTCCCCAGATTTTAAAATTTTTATTCACCTAACATCTCCAATTCAAATACTACACTTTTATAAAATTCTTCTTTACTTTAAACCACTGGAAACTGAATAAAGAAAACTATTATTAGCTTTATAACAAATAAAATAAAATGGGTTAACCCCCGTAGTAGTAGCAGGTGAAATTAATCCATCATCAACTAATACAAGTCGCAACCTCTCTAAAGTAGCTTCTGGAATATCTCTTCCCAATTCAATAGTAAAAGAACAAAGAGGCGTTGTATTAGGACTGTATTGAATTACAAAGTTATTTGATGTTCGTGTTGTTAAAATTTCATTATTAACAAGACCATCATCCTTGAAAACTTGTTCTATTTTAGCTAATGTCGTTGAAGGAAGTTTATTAGTCATTTTTTTATTCTTCTTATATAATAAATTTAATAATCATTAGTATTAACATCTGTTCCGTCTTCTTTATCAATATCATTATTTAATATGTGCTGTTGTACTCATGTGTCTCCAAAATATATGAAACATTATCAGAGATTTTTTGTTTATTGTATTCACCTTTCCAAACATTTAACACGGAAGTAGCATCTAAATAAGTATCACAATCAAATTCTTTTAATTGCTTAATAGCCCAGGGTTTCTTTAAGGCACTGGAAACTGTATAAGCTAAACTATTATTAGCTTTATAACAAATAGAATAAAATGAACAAACCCCAGTAGTAGTAGCAGATGAAATTATTCCATCATCAACTAATATAAGTCGCAACCTTTCTAAAGTATCTTCTGGAATATATTCTCTATCTTCAAAATAAAAAGCACAAAGAGGTGCAGTATTAGAACTGTATTGAACCAGATGGATATTTCTTATTTGTGTCGTTAAAGTTTCATTATTAACAAGACCATCATCCTTCAAAACTTGTTCTATTTTATCTAATGTCGTTGAAGGAAATCCATAAGCCATTTTTTCATTCACTTAACATCTCCAATTCAAATACTACACTTTCATAAAATTCTTCTTTATAAAAAGGGTCTTTTTTACCGTAACATACTTCATATTTTCGTTTTTTTAAATCTTCTAAACCTCTAGAAAAGTATGCAAGATCAACTTTTTTATTCATTGCACCTGCTGCTTGCCAATAAATAGAGTTTGGTACAACAACAACAGTTGCTTGTTTTAAAATTTCAAATCCAGTATTAATAGATAAATGTGTAAGAGTATCGATTTCTATAACATCGGATAAATTACTATGTGTTTGAATCCATTTTCTTCCGTAATCCGTGGGAAGACTTCTATTAGGATCTCCACTATGAGTTTGAACAAATCCATATGGTTTATTTCCTACTAACTCATAAATTATTTCATCAGCTTCTTTTTTATTTTGATGAGATATAAAAACTTCAGGTGTATAATTTTTTATATCTACTTGAAACATATGCGTATAATTTATAGTTTTTCCTTCTTCATAAGTAAATAAGATATGAGTGAATCCTTCTTTAACTGCTAGTGCGTGACCTTCATATTGAGTGGCCGGAAATCCAAATTGAGTATTGTGATGTCCAAAATCTTGCCACGGGTCACTTAATCTATAATAAATTTTATCAATGTAAGGACAATTATCTAAAGGAGAGCTATTAAATCTACGTTGCACTACTATCGAAGGGGGTTCATTATTTTCACACCAGGCTTTTAAGGCTGGGGTTAATATTAACATATCTCCAAGTGCGTGGGGAAAAATAATTAATACTTTCATGCAGAATCTCTATAAAATAGAGTTTATT